CGATCACTTGGACGACGACTTCCGGGGCCTATCGCGTTATCGGTGTGACGTTGCCAACTGCTACACCCAGCAATGCCACAACTGGCGTGGCTTACGTCGGCTGCGTGTATAACTCGGCGGATACGTATTGGGATGTTCTGGCTGTGGGGACGCTGTAATGACTGCCGCTGTTGTTGACCTTCAGACGTTGATCGTCATCAACTTGATTGTTGCTGACGCCGCGACCGACCCACCGCCCGATGGCTGCGAATTGATTGACGTAACCAATGGCCCGCCTTGCAACATCGGCTGGACGTATGATCCTGCAACCGGGACGTTCAGCCCATGACCACAAAAACCGTCTTCGTAACCTCCGGCACGTCATACACCACTCCCAGCGACTGGGGTGCTCCGTGGAGTATTGAGGTTATCGGTGGCGGTGCTGGCCCCTACACTACGGGCTCTGGTGGTGGCGGCTCTGGTGGTGGCGGCTATTCTGAAATTACAAACTCAGATAGGTCCATTGCTGCAAACGCTACTGTTTACGTCAGCGTCGGCGCTGGCGGCGGCGCTTTAACCAATGGTGGCGATACATGGGCTAACGCCACAAGTAATGCTGCACCCACGCTTACATCACAAGGCGTTCTCGCTAAAGGAGGTAGTGCTGCAACCTCAAGCACACTGCCCGGTTCTGGCGGTTTATCTACATCAGGCGTTGGTTCCACTAAATTCTCCGGTGGCAATGGTGGCGGCGGCATATCCGGGACAAACGCAGGTGGTGGTGGCGCTGCCAGCCCAGCCGGAAATGGTGGCGCTGGTGGTTCTGGTATTGCTAGTTTCGGAACGGGTGGCGGCGGCGGGGCTGGAACGACAGTAGGGGCTGGTGGCTCAGGCGGGACAGGAACGACGTCGGCGGGCGGTGCTGGCGGTTCTTCCAATGGTTCTGGCGGCGCGGGCGGGACATCATCAACAGCAGGGCAGCCTGGAACAAACGGCGGCGGCGGTGGCGGCGGAACAGGTATTAGTTTAGGTAACCAATCTGGTGGCAACGGCGGTTCCGGCATTGGTTGGATTCAAACCTCTGATAGCGCGGTTGCTGGCCCAGGTGGTGGTGGTGGTGCAGCGGGATCTGCCGCAACACGTTCTGGTTCTGGTGGCTTATATGGGGGCGCTGGCGGCAATAAGTCATCAGGCGGCACCCCTGGTCTTGGCGCTCAAGGCATTGTTGTCTTCACTTACACCTCCACCGCCGCAACCAACACCACCAACTTCTTCTTCATGTTCCGGTAGACCGCCACCGCGAACCACGATAAAACGTCTTTGCTTCTACCACCAACCAAAGAGGTCATAATGTCCACCCTCATTACTATCGAACACACCGTCGAAGAACTGAACTCCATCCTGATGGCGCTTGCCGAACGTCCGTTCAAGGAAGTCGCCAATCTGATCGTCAAGATCAAGAGCATGGCGGAAGCGCAGATGGGCGTGACGCCGGAAGCGCCACAAGCGACCGTCACCGCCGATGCACCTGCTGCACCGGCACCCGAAACCCCTGCCGCCTAAGAGGCCAAAATGGACGTGCAAGCCACAATTAACCTAGTCGGGGGAGCCATCTTGGCTGTCATTGGATGGTTTGCACGTCAACTCTATCAATCCGTCAAAGACCTACAAGCAGACATCAGAAAAATCGAAGTATCATTGCCAACAAATTACGTGGCAAAAACAGACTTCAATGATACAATGCGGGAAATCCGCAGTATGTTCGAAAAGATTTTCGACAAACTGGATAACAAGGCCGATAAATGACCACTTCTCCGGCCACGACACCGCTGACTTACAACGGCTACGTCACCCAGGTGGCGACGATGGCCATTGTGAACACGACGACGTCGAGCGGTGTTGTTGTTGGTGTCGATGCTGCGTTTAACGCCATTATCCCGCAGATGCTGAACTATGCCGAACTGCGCATTCAGCGTGATTTAGACCTATTCCCAGCCATTTCGAGCAACACTAGCTACACACTGACTGCCGGCAGCAATTTGCTGACCTTGAGTATCAACGATTTCGTCACCTTGCAGACTATTTCGGTTGTTTCCGGTGGCGCGACTTATCCCTTGCTGCCCGTTTCTAAGCAAGTTCTGCAAAATGTCTACGGGGATACTGCATACACGGCGATGCCGGCATACTTCGCGCCATACGGCGGCGACGCAGCCACATATGGCAACACGTCCCAGATTTACATCGTAGGCCCATACCCAGACCAAGCGTATCCGGTGACGTTGACTGGCTTGGTCCGCATGCAGACCCTTGCTGTCAACGCTACGACGGCCCTGGCGAACACCGGAACGACGTTTATCAGCACGTATCTTCCGGATATGCTGCTCCAGGCGTCTATGATTTATATCAGCCAATTCCAGCGCAACTTCGGCCCGGCTTCGAACGATCCGCAAATGGGTCCGACATACGAAGCGCAATACCAAACCCTTCTGAAGGGCGCTCAGGGCGAAGAATACCGCAAGAAATTCGAGGCTGCTGCTTGGTCATCTAGTTCTATTTCGCCTGTCGCAACGCCGACCAGGGGGTAAATCGTGGCACATGCCTCGCTTAAACTCATCCCAGGCGTTGACGTAAACAAAACACCCGCACTAAATGAAGCGGCCATTTCTTCATGTAATTTGATTCGTTTTGTCCCAGACAGAGCGGGCTTAGGTCTTGCGCAAAAGTTAGGAGGCTGGAACAAATTTTTTCCAACCGCCATGCAGACCATCACCCGCGCCCTATGGGCATGGGAAGACACCAACGCTAATCAGCATTTAGCTGTCGGCAATGAGGCCACAGCATCCTCCTATCAGGCCCAGCTTGCCGTCATCACCAACGGCAACTTGGTTGATATCACGCCGCGCACGATCACGACGAACCCCGCTGTCAACTTCTCCACCGTGACCGGCAGCAATGTCGTCACCATCGTTGACGCCGGCATAACCACGACAAGCTACGATTCGGTTTTTATTTCGACACAGATCAGTGTAGGCGGCTTAGTCCTGTTCGGGTTTTACCCCGTGACGGTTGTGAGCGGGACGACATACACCATCAACGCCGTTGATTTATTCGGCAACCCCCTGGCAGCCACATCGACTGTGACTTCTGGCGGTGCCACGCCGCAATTCACCACGGTATCCGGGACTGGTCTAGCGACCGTCACCCTAGCTAATCACGGGTATTCTGTAGGAAGTAGTTTTGCAGTAAATATCCCAGTCAGCGTTGGCGGAATTGTATTTTACAGCGACTATTCAATACTTAGTGTCCCGACTGCAAATACATTCACAATACAGGCAAGTAATACTGCGACGTCATCCGCTTCTGCATTTATGAACGGCGGGAACGCCAACTTTGTATATTACATTGGCTTTGGGACGGTCCCTGCCGGGACTGGATACGGCATTGGCGGATATGGTTCTGGCGGATATGGCACGGGTGCCGGCATCGTCCCGACTACGGGTGTGCCTGTCTACACAAATGATTGGACCCTGGACAACTGGGGCGAAATCCTTGTCGCATGCCCGGTGCCAGAGTTTGATGTGGACTTCAATAGCCTGACGCTGAGTGGCACAGGAACGGTCGTGACGGCCACATTCCCTGGCACCTACGTCATACCCGTCGGCAACACGGTAACGCTCTCTGGTGCCTCTCCTAGCGCCTACAATGGCACATACGTGGTGACTGCGTCTGGACCTGGGACGATATCCTTCGCCGGCACAGCAACCGGCGCACAAACGTCAGCGGCGCTCATCCAATCCATTGACCCAGCATCCGGCCCGATCTTCCAATATGACCCGACGTCAGGGCAGCCGATTGCCACGGTTATCCCCCAGGCACCGCCTGTCAATGACGGCATGTTCGTGGCTATGCCGCAGCGCCAGATCATTGCCTGGGGTTCCACCTTCACCGGCATTGCCGATCCCCTCTTGATCCGCTGGTGTGACGTCCAAAACTATGGCGCGTGGGTTGCTCAAAGCACCAATCAGGCCGGTTCATTCCGTATCCCGAAAGGGTCAAGGATCGTTGGATGCATCCAGGGTCCGCAGCAGGGTCTGGTGTGGACTGACCTTGCCGTGTGGTCGATGCAGTATATCGGCCAACCATATATCTATAGCTTCAACGAGATTGCTGCCGGTTGCGGCATGATCGGTCGAAAGGCTGCCGGATCGTTCAATGGCGTCGTCTATTGGATGGGCCAGAGCCAGTTCTTTTCGCTATCCGGTTCTGGCGTTCAGCCCATCCCATGCCCCATCTGGGACGTGATCTTCCAGCAAATCGACATGTCGAACGTCAACAAGATCAGGGTGGCTGTCAATTCCCGCTTCAATGAGGTTGCTTGGTATTATCCAACCACCACCAGCAACGGCGAGGTGGCTGCTTACGTTAAGTATAACACAGTCATCGGGCAATGGGATTACGGCTCCCTTGGCCGATCTGCCTGGATTAATGAATCCATCTTCGGCCCGCCTATCGGTGCCGACCCCGTAAGCCGCTATATCTATCAGCACGAGACGTCTACCGACGCCGATGGCAGCGCGATGAACTCATTCTTCCAGACTGGCTACTTCGTCATCAATGAAGCCGACAACAAAGCTTTCATCGACCAAGTGTGGCCAGACGCCAAGTGGGGTTACTATAACGGCACCCAGAGCGCGCAGTTGAATATGACGTTCTACACCGATGACTATGCCGGCCAGACACCCATATCCTACGGCCCGTTCACATTGACGCAAAGCACCACGTTTATTTCTCCAAGGCTTCGCGGTCGCCTTGTGTCGATCAATGTAGGAAGTAATGACGTCGGTAGCTGGTGGAGAATAGGGAATATCCGATATAGATACCAAGCAGACGGGAAGTATTAAATGGCATCTTTAGACGATTTACTTACAGCCACAAAGAACGTAGTAACTGCACTCAACAGTGAATCGCAGACGACTATTAATTTAGCTGGTGCGCGTAACTCTCTTTCACTTGCTGGTGCCACAACAACGCTTGTATCTGCCATCCCTGGCCGAGTTTGTGTTGTGAGTATTATTGTGGCTGGATCGTCCACGGGAACAATTTATGATGCATCGACTACGGCAACGGCGACATCAGCAAGAGCGATTGCGACAATTCCAAATACTGTCGGCGTTTTTACTCTCAATTTCCCTGTTGCATATGGTATTGTAGTGACTACCGGGACCGGCATGACCGCCGCCATCAGCTATTCTTGAATGGAGGACTGAATGCCGCTCACGAAGGGTAAGTCGCAGGCGACGATCAGCCACAACATCAGCGAAATGGTGCATGCGGGGCATCCAACCGATCAA